CAATAGAAAACAGCCATTCCTCTTTTTCTTCATCCCAGGCGGTGCGGATGCGCTTATCCTCGAAAAGTTGGATTTTATTGTTTTTCTCCTCCATATACCTCGCCCCCTTACAGTACTTTTACGCTGGTATTGGGCGCAAGCAGTTTGAAGATTTCTTCCACATTGATTTTTTCGGGCGAGCTGGTAAAACTGCTGTCTCGGAACACAGCGCGCAGCGGCTGGCGTTTGGCGATTTCTTTAACCACCGCATCGCTGATGTGTTTATCAAAGCAGGCAATGAGATCACCATCATTATAGATATGGACAGTAAAACCGCCTATCTTTTCATGAGTGTGAGGCATGGAAAGTGGCAGACCCCAGTCCAGCAGACAAGCATAAAGCAGATCCATATCAGTGCGGTCGTCTTTTATGTTATCCTCCATACCGGCAAGCAAGTCCTGCGTGTATTCGCCCGCAACATAGTAAACGTCTTTCATGTTAGTAGAATCCAGCTTGAGTACGCGGAAGCCGATGTCGAGGTTTTCAATGCCTTCCTTATCCTTATTTTCTTCCTTGATCTTTTCACCGGCACGACGGATACGCTCCTTGCCGATTTCAGTCAGTAATAACGGCTTATTTATACCATTTAAAAAATCAATTGCTGTTTGGAAATACGCTTTTGCATTATTATCTGCATTTATTAGAGATTCTTCAAGATCTTCTGGTAACTGCACCATTATATATTTTAAACAGATATTCTTTTCTGCTGCAATCTGCATCAAAGCATCTGCGGTTGTACTAGAACCGGCAAAAAAGTCCAAAACAACATCATTATCTTCAACAACAATAGAGCATAAGTTCTTTAATAGTTTAGTCGGTTTAGGATGACTGAATATTTTTGGCAATCCGAACAACGCACTCATCTCAGCAGTTGCATCTTCATTCATGCCGTGCACATCCCACCAGGATTCTGCTTTGCGTTTTGTTAGCTCTCTGTTCTTTAGGAATACTTTTTGTACAGGTCGTGCCCTTCCAGATTTTCCGAAAATAATTCTTCCATCTGCAATGCGTTTTTTTACTTCTTCTTCGTTAAAAACCCAGTACCTGCCTGAGGGAGGATAATAGCTATCGCCCGTTAGTGGATTTATAATAGGGAAGTATGGGCCTGCATGATTCGCAGATAAATCCATTGTGTCCCAAGGCCCACGCGGATCATTATCGGGATTACAATAATTCGCTGCTTGCTCCTCCTTTGAAGTTTCGAAACCTATATCGCCCAATGTGCTTTTATTTTTAGAATAAACTAAAATATAGTCATGGACTGGAGGAATAATTCCCACATTATTTCCATTAGTTTTCTTCTTCCATACTATACAACCTACAAAGTTCGATATACCCAAAACTTCATCACATATTTTCCGTAATTGAGCCAATTCAGAATCATCAATGCTTATAAATATGACCCCATCATTCCCTAGCAAATTCCTCGCTAATACCAGCCTCGGATACATCATGCTGCACCATTCGGAATGAAAACGCCCGTTGCTTTCGGTATTACGGAAGAGACGGTCGCCGTCCTCGTCGTATACGCCCGCTTCTTCGTCATACTCATCCTTGTCTCGGGTGAAGTTATCACGGTAAACAAAATCATTGCCAGTATTATACGGCGGATCTATGTTCGTACCGTCTTTGATACAATGCAAATAAGCGGTTCTTGCGCTATTGCCGGTTGGCAAAGAGGTAGAAACCGCTTGATACAAAGGCTTACTGCTATCATAGGCTAACCGCGAAAGCCTTTTCTTTTGTTTGTTGAATTCGTTCTGCAATGTCGTCTGCCTGACTGCTGCAGCCATCATCATGGTAAATGCACACCCCCTTGCTGCTTAATTGAGGAAAAATTAAAAGGTATAGGTAAAATTAAAAAGTTTCTCTTAATCTGCTTCCCCTTACTGTCTGGAACGAGCCAATTAGAGTAATCTAAAAGGAATATACTTGAAAGCTAAATTAGAAAATCCTTTCTACATGAAATACCTGAAATCATAGGGTTTATTATAAATCGCTTCATTCTGCTTTGACATCCGTGAAAGAATTTTCGCAAAATCTAAAGTAACTGGTAGTTGCTTATAGAGACTATCCCCACTATTCCAGTTCATTTTTGACAGCATCAGAATCTCATTTACCAACACATCTCCGGACGCTTTCCCATAATAACGTTTAACGAGCAAAGGGGCAGGAATCCCCCGTCCACCTTTGTAATAGTTGTAGCCACTGCCGGATAAGTCATTATGTTGAACGCATCCGTGTGTCCATAGCAAAAAACTATCCTCATCAAGTGGCATTACTGTTCCTCGGTGTATAGCAAACCTTGCTGGGTCGCTCTTATAATCCGTAGTGTCAAATCGAATAGCACGCCATGGGGAATACTCTTGAATTTGCAGAAGCTCAATATCATCAATGCCCTCGAGTGCCTGTGTAAAGCCTTTTATTTCTTCCTGAGTAAAGGGTGTAGTTTTATGTACAACGATGCGCTTTAAGTGGTTTGCCGGATCGCATTTGTAGTATTGATCTCTGAGAGCACTCATCAAGTCTCTTGCCTCATCACTCTTCATATAAGGATTACGACCCCAGAATCCAGGATCATCAATTTTTCTAAGCAGCAGTCGAATTCCAGTTCCTGTTGAATCGAACAGTTGACTGCAACCGATACATGTTCCTTTAATTCTAGAGACAGCATAACTTATGCCTACAAAAGCGGTTTCTTTGTTCATTATCACTGGTTGCCAGAGAACGCCAGTTGCTTTTGCGTAAAGGCTGGTAGACAAACCCCACATAACTTTGCATTGATCATTGTAGTCGATCGACCTCTCCTCAATAAACTGAACTTTGACAGACCTGTCCGTCGCGTATAGCTTTATGGCATCATGAAGATTGAAATCAGTTGAACGGTTTTCTCTAAATCGAGAAAAAGTGCTTGGGATATATATGACCGCTATATCGAAATTGTTTTGCCCTGCGAGTCTGTCAATATTTCGTTTTAATAAATTCAAATAGTCGATTTCGTTCATGTTAGAGGTAAGGCTTTGAGAGTAAAGGAATACTTTGGTTGTATCTAATTCCGTTGGAATTAATAGCCCCCGCTTGAATACGGCTTCAAACCCAGAATATTGTGTTAAAAAGCCGTCACTGCGGTTACGCGGTAAGATTAGCTGATTGAGTTTTGCCAAGTGGTTCAGAAGTTTTCTTACTTGTTCTTGCGGTGAAACTATAGCTAGTTCAATAGATGGTCTGTGTGATCGTTGAGTGTAATAGGAACAATCAAGTGGAGAATATTTTGATATGCCTTTTAACTGATTAACAGACCTCTTACTACTGTCGATAACACTAAACTGCATTTCCGGCTCAGGGAAACGATAACATGTTTTGGTTGGCCAACTTTGGACACGTGGAATACCACCGCTGCTTAGGGGAATTCTGTTAAAAGATAACGAAAAACTTTTGTAGCAAAATGAAAAGGCCCTGTTTTTTAAGAAAAACAAATTCCATGCTTTTAGTTTTTCGTTATATTGTCCATTGTATATTTTCGACATTACCGAATTGATTTTTCTCTGATTTACAAAGCGTTCAAATGTATTGCCGTTGTAATCAGTAACAAAAACCGTAGGAACAGTGTTTAGATATATTTTGCCTTTGTACACAGAAAGAGATATTTCAACAGCTTCATAAATAAGGCAGTGAAGTTCGTTATCTCTGCGGCTCGCTCTGGGATCATAGTATTTATTTCGCCGAAATTCAGTCATCCCAAATTCGTTAATTAATACTTTTTTTATAAGAGAATAGAGCATACCGATGTAGATTGAATCGGTACGGTACAATATGCGGTTTGATACTCTTTCTTGTTCAATTGGACCCTTGACATGTGAACCAAAAACTCTATTTATTTCATGCGTTTCATCAAAACAATATATACGACGAGCATAGAGTGCAGCTATAATTTCACTACCGTTGATTATCTTTCTCAATTGTTTCCACGAAGATATATCTGTATCAAAAACCATACACGACGGATAGAATGTTGATTCAAAGGCGTTCAATTTGGTAAAGTTATTGGCCGGTGTCGTCTGAAAACAGATAGGGAGTTTCCTGTGAGCATAGTCTTTCCATAGATTCTCAATAATATCGTTTTTATTAATTTGTGAAGCATAGATATTGTGCATAAATTCATCGAATCCTTGGATTTGCACTATGCCAGAATTTTCATTTGCTTGACATGCTCTTTCCATTAAGTTGTTTAGGCGGGCAGATAATTTTGAACCTTCAGGTATTGCCCAAATCAAACCGTATTTTAAAAAGTCGGGATTTGTAATTTCAGCTTCAAAAACGCTCATAATGGAATCATCCGAACCAGAATACCCGACTACAATAATTCCCTTGTTTACAAGAGATTCTGAAAAAGCCTTCTGCATACTGGTTTCGAGACTTTGGAGTTCAGCCGGCGTATTTTTGATACGGTCATATCGATAATCGCCATGCAGTTTAATGACCGATGAAAGGGCATTGCTTGGAGCAATGCTTTTATTGGCGCTGCTATAAACATTAAAGCTATGGTGTGGGGAAAGTGTTTTAATCCCCGCTTCAACAAGCTCGTCAAAATTCGTTGTCCAAATATTGACGACTCTTTTTTTAATAAACAGGTCACCCAAACACAAATGACCTATTGATGGAGGAACGTCATTAACTTTCCCCTGTATGTAACGCTCTCTTGCGATAGAAGTGGGATGGCACAGCTCAAAATAATGCGCATATTCATCAGATGCCCAAAGTGCAGGATGGCCGCCTTGAGTGACAAAATAATGTTGTAGCGTTTTTCGTGTGATTTCGGCATTCAGGTCTTTGAACAAATCTGTTGATACAAAATTCTCTGTGCAATATAGTTCACGTTTGAAATCCCAGATCATTGTGCCGCCGGTAGGGATACCGGCTTGAGCGGACGCGCCTGAACCCAAGAAAAAATCAATCTCCCCGTTATTCATAACAGATAAATATCGAATAAGAGTGGCTTGATTTAATACCCGCAATGCTGTTTCCTCCTTGGGTGTAAACAATCTCCCAGTATTTGCTATAACTACCGGTCAGAGACGCACCACCTCCTCATGCACTGCGGTTAAACAAATTTAAGTGAATTGCTCGTCCGCATTGATTTCGAGTGAGCCGTGTGTCCATTTCGGAAACCGTCTAATAGCCTTACCGGCATACAAGCTCTATCCATTACCTATACACAGCGTAGCCGTCATACCCATGTAGAAGATATCTTTTTCGTGAATGTCCTTTATAATCTCTTTGATTATTAGGCAGAGTTTGAATCAACACAATGAAATACCTACACTATTTTTATAAATGATAAAGCAGAACCAATTATCTCAATGCATCGAAAACATCAAAAGCGGCCAGCTTTGCTGTTTGTAAGTCCGATATTCTCCTGCCTTTATATTTCCAAACGCTCTGACCACAATATATTACACCATAGTAATTCTTATTATAATTACTCGGTATTATCGTCAAATACTCACCCTTGAATTTAAGAACGTAGTTACCGTTCTGTCGGTGCTGCCACTCTCGTTTCAGGAAAGTCATTTTTCTGTTATGCCGGTTAAGCAATTCGCGCTCACGACGTCCCGGAGCCGCATAGTCATTCTCCATGTTTTCCGCGCACACACGACCAGCCATCACGGTTTGCAGGTATTGGGGATGTTCCATGATATGTACATACCTTATACCTTCCTTGCCGCACATTTCGCACGTTTCCAGTTCCGCTTCAGGATCGTCTTCCCGCAAATCAATCATTCCGGTGCAAGTCCAGCCTTTGTGCGGAACCCCCGGAGTTTCCCATAAGCTCATATTATACCTCCTGCGAATTCTTCTCGCGTAGGACGGTTTTTAGTTTAGCAACCAACAATGAAAGATTGTTTTTCTTTAGTTCGCATTCCCAAATTCTCATAACAGTCCATCCTCGACTCTCGAAAATGGACGTCACATTTTTATCGTGCTGTATATTGCGATTACGCTTTTTCGTCCAGTATTCTTCATTTTCTTTTGGACGTGTATTACGACAATCATGCCCATGCCAGAAACACCCATCGACAAATATGGCAATCTTTTTATCTAAAAAAACAAAATCGGGATGTCCTATAACTGGGTAATTGCGCCGCCATCCTGAAATCCCGTTCTCATAAAACAATGCAATCAACCGTAGTTCTGTAGACTTATTCCCCTTTGAACGTACCTTTCTCATAATATCAGAGCGTTTTTTAGATTCGTAAATATCTGCCATATCAATACCTCAATCAGGTAAGCTCGGTGATCGTGTTTGTGTCAAACCGCTGTCCAAAGCTCTATATAAATAGCGGGCAGCAATCGACGAATATGGCTTCCAAATAGCGCATCGCGCTTCGATTGCTTTATTTGATAAATCCGAAGTCGAATAAAGCCAGCTATAAGCCTGACGAAACGCACTGTCCTCATAAGGTAAAACATCTAGTTTATTTAGAACAAAAATGAGATACATTTTTGCCGACCATACCCCAAGCCCCCGTAAGCGCATTATATCTTTTACAATCTCATCTTCCGACATTTCCCGGAGTTGGGCAAAGAAACCAGGCTTGCTTAATACATAATTTGTTAAGTCACTAATATATTGGCACTTTGCATTTGATAGCCCTATACCCCTTAAATCTGGCAGTGACAGACCTGCAACAGTTCGCGGACTAACATCCCCTCCACACAAGGAACGCATCCGGTCCGAAATAACATCAGCGACCTTACTTGATAACATTTGCGCAATAATCGTGTCCACCATAAAGGAAAACGAATCCATGTTTAGCGTATACGTCAAATCTCCTATTTTATCTACAACATGCCTCAAGGCTGAATCGTTTTGGGTTAGATAAGTAACCACTTGGGAATCTATAGAAAAGCTAATAACACTCTCGCTTACTCCCATACTGAACTTTCCTCATCACGACCAAAATGGGTCGGTAATTTCCTCATAACCACGTTCTCTTAAGACTTCCGGAGTTTCATCAAGTGAAGGGAATTCATTAGCTATTTCCTCACAAAGGCTCAAAAGTAATTCATCACCAAGCATTTCCGCATACGTTCCACGCAGGGCTTTTTCATACCAAGTGGTCAAATCCGATTCAGTTATGATGCTTTGAATTCGGCTTCTCCACCCAATTTGATTTAACAAAGAAAGGATAACTCTCTCCTCTGCATCCTTGCAGACGATTACAATTCTATCACTTGATACGCTCCCGACAATGCCCTCCGCAAGTCCTTCGTCAAGGCTTAGGTGTTTTATTTGAATAGCCGGACCCCAATTAGAGTACATGTCCAAGCCCCTATCGGCAGCATTTGTAACGCCGACACGAAATACTCTTGCATCTTGTACATTTGAGGGATTACCAATGTCAAGGCACATAACCATTTTTGCAAAATCCTCAAATTCGGACAGCAATGCCTGTTTTTGAGGGTTAATAGAAATCTCAACCTTTAATTCCAGAGCAGAAACAAGTGTGGAAAACAAAGAGTACACGACTATTTCGTAAACCTTATCGATGCTTCTTTTTAGTCCAGGCTCACGCCAAAAAGAGCCTATAAACACGTCAACCTGAAAGCTCTCTTTTGTTGCGCCTAGGGCATAGGTTAATGCCTCTGATAACTGTGTGTGTTTGCTCATAAAACGTCTGTATATGTACGCCTCCACAGCACCGTTTGTCCGAGCATTTTCATTACCTAGTTCATTGAGAATTTCCGGCGGAATAGCATTGGTATTAAACAAATCATCTTGGAATCGTGCGCTACTTGTACACACGCGACCGAGCAACACAACGCTAATATCATCCCTCCACTTTTTACTTTTCGTCCTGTAGTCTTCAAGATTTAGTAAATCAATCGCATCCGGTGCAGTGCGAGCCCGATATAGAATCTCCGCAATTTGTATAGGTTTATAGAGATGAACTCTCGATTTACGAATAACGGAATCAAGAGCTGCTTTTGCTTGTTCTCTATTCGGCATTATGTGTTCTCCTTTCATAAGCCTTTAAGGCTTTTAGCATTTCGTAAGCCACGGCTTTGATGACTGGTACCGCCACGCTATTGCCTGTCTGTTTTCGAATACCGCTGTATGGAACAACTATTTTGAAAGTGTCAGGAAATCCCTGTAATCGAAGTAGTTCCCTAGCCGAAGGACGACGCTCGTTATTAATAAGTATATAATTAGCAGACGCGCCTGCTCTTAATGCACAAGAAAAGTGATGCGGTGTGATAGAACCAGCAACATTCTCGTGAGTTATATAAGGACGCTCTATTTCGACCTTCATACGTTCGATTCGACTGTTCTTAATATTCTCCTTTACCCACAAACTTTTATCCAATATCTCGTCGGGTTCAAGTATTTCTGATAAAGATAACCTCTGTTTCTGTGGTATTGGACGCGGAAACTCAAAGTCTACGTTGTTAAGAAAACCGCATATTATTATCCTTTCACGCTTTTGTGGAACTCCGAAATCCAGAGCATTAAGGACCTTTGCGTATACATGGTACCCCAACGCTTCCAAGTGCTTAATAATAACATTAAAAGTCTTTCCGTTGTCGTGGGCAGTAAGGTTGCGGACGTTTTCAAGCATAAAGGCGGAGGGGCGTTTCTCTTTAAGGATTCGCTCTATATCAAAAAACAGGGTTCCCTGTGTTTCGTGGTTAAAACCCTCTTTGTCACCTATAATGCTGAAGGGTTGGCATGGGAAACCAGCAAGCAATATATCAAAATCTGGTATATCTTTTGCTTCAATTTTTGTAATATCTCCTGCTGGGCGTTCTCCAAAATTGGCTTCATATGTTTTACCAGCCTGCTCATCCCATTCCGAGGAAAATACACAGTATCCGCCAACGCTTTCAAATCCAAGCCTAATCCCACCAATGCCAGCAAACAAATCTATAAATCTAAAGGAGTCCCATTTTGTAATAGTAAATAAGATTGACTTGTGGGTCTCACATGTCTCTGTATTTGTCTCGTTTTCAATGGGGTCAAAGTGTGAACGCTGATCAGATTTAATAGCATTTGCGCCTTTAGATGTACACATTTCGTGAACCACCACCTGTAAGTATTTCAAATTCTAAGTTTGTCATTATCATCTGGAACTATTTCCATGATGTCATCGATGCCACAATCCAATGCCCGGCAAATCTTAATAAGAGTATCCGTATTGACGTTCTCGCCCTTACCAAGCTTAGCAAGGGATGAGGTACTAATACCCGCCAATTCGCATAGTTCTCGTTTTTTCATTCCTCTGTCAATCAGCAAGTGCCATAGTTTCTTATAGCTTGCACCCACACCATACACCTCACTTAAGCCTGCAAATCAAATTAAGTATACCATTATTCAATTGTTATTTCTACCCAATAATTGCGACATCTCAATATTAACTTGCTGATGTCATTGTGCCTTATGCTTTGGCATGATATAATTGGTTACAGTTTCCCAGCTTTTTGAATGATCCCATTAAACTAAATTACGGAGGTTCGGCTATGGCACAGGATCGTTCATTTAAGGATTATATTGTAAACCGTTTTTTTAACGAGTTGTATGATGCCGTGGCCAGCTATCTGGAACAGAATCACCGCGATCTGGACGTTTCCTCACAGCTGGTGCGGATTATTGATAAAGCTGAACTTTCGGATATAGACATTAAGAGCGTCTTTGTAAATAATCTGCCCGGTATGAAAATAGCTTTTGATTTTCTGCTGGAAGCTGATTTTGAAATATCGGAAGTCGACAGGCACACCGATAGATATGACCAAAAAAGACGTTGGTTTAAAATCTCCTGCACCGGCGACCTTTCATGTAATCTTGACGACTTCGCTATAACCGGCATGGAAGAATATAACTATCGCGGTAAGCAAGACAGCCCAATGTCGGATTCACTCGTTCCTATAATACACAAAGACCATCTGGAATCCGTGGCTAGAGCATTCTTGGAGGAATACTATAAAGAAGCCTTATATGAACCAATGGCTATTGATCCCACGGTTCTTGCGGAACGCATGGGGCTTTCAATCCAGCTAAAGCACATCACATCCGATTTTTCGACATTCGGACAAGTATTCTTCGCGGATTGTGAAACAGAGTACTACGATAAAGACACCGCTTCCTTCAAAAAGATACAAGTAAAAAGCGGCACAATTTTCGTAGATCCCGATGCATACTTTTTCCGCAATCTAGGGTCTGTTAATAATACCATCATTCACGAATGCGTTCACTGGGATAAACACAGGAAAGCCTTTGAACTGGAACGGCTGTATAACGAAAATGCTACCCAGATCAAATGCCAGGTGGTCGGCGGTATCAAGGATAACAAAGTCAAGACGGCAACTGACTGGATGGAGTGGCAGGCAAACTCGCTGGCTCCGCGTATCCAGATGCCGTATACTCAGGCAAAAATAAAAGCGGCGGAATTTATAAGGCACTACTTACGACTATATCCCGGCTCTAACCTTATCGACATCATGGAACCCGTCATCGATGAGATGGCTTCATTCTTTTGCGTTTCGCGTTTTGCTGCAAAAATTCGCATGATTGACCTCGGCTTTGAAGAAGCAATTGGCACCTTTACCTATATTGATGGTCGTTATGTAAAGCCGCATTCCTTTAAGAAGGGTACTCTCCTACGAAGTCAGACGTTTTCAATAAGTGAGCGCGATGCCATCGTAGAAAGCACAATGGTACCTTCTCTTCGTGAAAAAATACAGAGCGGTAACTACCTGTTTGTTGATTCCCACTTCTGCATTAATGATGCAAAGTATATAGACTACGATATCGAAGGACAGGCTTTTCTGACTGATTATGCGAGACACCATATGGACCAATGCTGTCTCGTGTTTGATTTATCAGTACATAGGTCGGCTAACAGCTACTGCAAGCAGTTTTATACGGAATGCGTTCTGTATAGGGATGCCACATCTGACATAATATTTGAAGCACACTTCAGCGACTCAACAATCAATAATGATGTAGATGCCCAGGCAAAAGCCATTATAGCCTATAATAAGGAACTGGCAGAAGTTATGCAGAATCTGCCTGGTAGCTTTTCTGGGGCATTAAAGTCGCTCATGACATGGAAAGAGCAAACAGTTGAAGAGCTTGCGGGAAACTGCTGTCTTGATCCAAAGACTATTCAAAGAATGCGAAACAACGAGGCTTATGAAACTACGATTGAAACAATTGTTGCCGCATGCATTGCACTCCAACTGCCCCCAGCTGCAAGTGACGCGTTAATCAGTCGCTCGGCCTGCTCACTTGGCGTCAGCGAAAAACATCTGACCTATCGTTTCCTATTAAACTCCTGCTACACAAAGACAATTTATGAATGCAATGAAATGCTATGTAGATTAGGGTTTGAACCACTGACAAAAGAAAAATAAAAGTATTTTATAGCTGCCCGGACATTCTGTGTCCGGGTATTTTTTAGGTCTTTACGCGACAATTGACCTTATTTGCCCCTGAAAACGAGTTTAGCAACCCGTTTCCAGGGGCTTTTTCATGTCTGCAAACCATTTAACACCAGACATTCCATGCCCGTGTGGATACCGCCTTCTACTTCTAAAATTAACTTGACGGTTGGACAAGGCTCTCAATTTTCAGGCTTTTAGAGTCCAGTTTAAACCACTAAATAATAACAGCCGAAAGGCTCCCGTTTAAAAAAACGGCGAGTTTTTTGGCTGATTGTCATGCCCTTTTCTCGCTGGAGAAAGGGGCTTTTTTATGCCAATCAATGACAATCAGCAGACAATCTCTCAGCGTTACATCGAAACGGACGGACAGCAAGTTCCCGTAACCGAAGAAGTATACCGTGCCTATAAGCGTCCGGCCTGGGCTGAACACAAGCGCAAAGAGCGTGAAAAACGCTGCCGTGATAAAAACGGCAACCGATGTACCGCTGACTGCAGCAAGTGCGACAAACAGCGGACAGGCAGCGTCCTCTCGCTGGACAAGTTCGTCGAGGAGGGCTTCGAAGTAGCTGAACCCCTCGACCTTGCCGAACTTGTCGCGGACAAGCTGCTTTTCGAAGAGCTTTACGCCGCCCTGGAGGAACTGGACCCGGATAATCGCAGAATTATGGAACTGTTCGGCATCGGCAAATCCGAAAGGGAAATTGCCGCCGACATTGGCCTATCGCAGAAAGCAATTAACAAACGGAAAACCAAGCTGTTTGCCCAGCTGCGGGAACGCCTAAAGAATTTTATCTGATATCAGTACTCAAAACGCCCTCTGGTGTCCTGTGGATATCAGAGGGCGACATTAAAAAATCGGTACTCAACCTCCCATCTTCTGTCCTGTGAATGGTGAGGGAAGAAAAGCAGCCCTCGGAACGGAGGTTCAAAAATGGAAACACAGGTAAAGCAGATCGACACCGAATACCGCGACCGTGAGATAGATGAGGAACTAGCGGATGTCCTCATTGCGATCAGCGTGGTGTCAAAACGACTCGCCCGCAAGTTGACGATGCTTAAGCGGGAAGACGAACGAATGGCGGAAGGAGGAAAATCGGATGAGCAAGATGAGTGAACTATCCCTTGCGATAACGGAACTGAAACGTTGCGGTGAAACGCTTATCGGTATATCGAAGTCGCTTGCCGACTTATTCGGCGGTAACGGTGGCATTGATATGACGGATCAGCCTAAAACGGAAATTCCCGCACCGGTTGAAAAGCCCCTTACCCTTGAAGCGGTAAGGGCCGTACTTGCAGAAAAGAGCCGCGCCGGTCATACCGCCAGGGTTCGGGAACTGCTCGAAAAGCATGGGGTTAATAAGTTGTCGGAGGGCTGCAAATATCTACAAGTACCGACGCCAGCCAGTGGAGCGAATGGGCGGATGTGGACTTTTTTAAAGCTGTAACGGTGCCGTACCCCGGCTTTATAAAATTCAGGGCCTATCAAAAGGCTTCTGTACAGGTATTTAACTATAAGTCCCCAGATGAAGCCGATTCACTGGTTGGTCTGACGGTGGTCTTAGGCCATTATGGGGTGGTGTGATATGAAGGATATGATCAGCTTGAAATCAGAGTGGTATTTGGAATACGGGGACGGCAAAGTTGTCGGACCTTTAAAAAACCATATCACAAGCGCAGGCCTAAGTATTGCCGCCCAGAAGCTGACCGGGCTTAACAGCCTTTACCTGGTTATCGGCGAAGACACCGCTGAAGGCGATACTATCAGCGAGGTTTTCCGCAAAGCGGTGTCGGTGGTGACCCAGTCCGGAAACATGCTCCGGTTCAGAACGGTGCTATTAGCAGGAGAAGGCAATGGCCAGCATCAAAAGACCTGCCTTTTTACCGATGCAACTGATGCCCCCGGCTCAGGCATTATGTTTAACCTCTTAAAAGTGCCCTGGGGCAAGGAAAACCAAATGATCTTAACGGTTGAATGCAGGCTGACACTGCAGTAGGAGGTGATTTACATGCTATTTGCAGCCGAAAGCGGCCAAACGGTAATTGACGAAAACCTGGCCAACTCGTGGGTTGTGATGCAGGAATTCTCGCATATTTATGAGGGAACCGCTTTTGACGGGAAAACTGGATCTGGTATAGCGGAATTCGACTGTGCCGGTTATGACCATGCGGTGAGGTTTAAAGCCGATGCCGCCGCCGCTATCGCCAGAGTAACCTTTGATATTATAAGGCACGGCCAGGGCGCGGATCTCTTGGTGGAACTGCGGGACGGTTTCAATCCTGACGGTTCAGCGCTCGGTTCGCTGCTCAGGTACATGGTGATGCCCAAGGAGTTTATTCCCACCAGCAAGGGATATTTCAGCATCCCTATGGACATATCCGATCTGGCCAACGGGGCTTACTACTGGCTGATTGTTAAAAAGGCCGGTGACGCTGACAACCACTTCCACCTGCACGGGGAAACCGTCCAGGACTCCTTGTACCCCACTTACCAAAGGGCGGGAAACAGCGGAGCCTGGACAGCGGAGAACGCCATCCACTTCAGTGTATATAACGGGGAAACAGGCAACCTCTTGCATGGCATCTATGGCTACAACGCTGTCACCTGGCTGATTTGGGACGGGGATTTCATTGCCAAAGCCTATCGCTACCTTCCCCCTGCTTCCGGTTTTTCCGGCGGGGTCAGACAGATCAAGACCTATCAATGGTCAGGCGAGATATTAAAACGGGGGGTGGTGTAATGTTTGGCTCAGAAGAAATACTGGCTTTTATACGGCGTTCGATGGGTGTGCGCGGTGATGCGGCTGACACGGCCGGGAGTCTGCACTCCAAGGTTAAAAAATTAAGTGACGATGCTTTAGCTGCTTTGGCAAAAGCCCCTTGGGATGGTAAGCCGGTTGCCGTTAACTCTGGCTATATCTACTCCAGCGTAGCTGGCGACGGCATATATCATGATATCCTAAGACTTACTGGCCCGAGGATTATTTTAGATGGATATGTTAATTTTGAACAGAACTCCGATTACATCTACAGGCGGATTGTGATAGATGATACTACAATAGCCACCTTTTCCGGAGATGATATCCAGACCTACAACCTTTACAGCTGGAATCCAAGCAGTGACTCCCGCAAAAATACCCATAGCTACCGCTTGCCCTATGGGTATGGCAAGTATTATAACGCTGGAGAGGCAGATTATAGTATTGGCGCCAGGGGCGTTATGATCAAATTGCCAGCGTTACTGCCGATACGCTCTTCGCTGGTTGTTGAGTATATGATTACCAGCGGCAATACAAAAACTATTAACACCCAGTACGGTATCTGGCATGTGGCGGCTTAGGAGGGATAATCAGTGGAGATAAATGAAAATGGCCTTATTTATGAAATTCAGAAGGAAAACGGGGTTGTGGTGGCCAGAGCAATCAAATGCGCTTACATTAAGCTCGATATCAGCTGCCCTGACGTAGTGGCTGTTAACCAGGAAATGAATGTCACTCTGGCTTACCTGGATTACTTTGGTAATCCTCAGGCCAATTCAGATAACATCACAGCCGAGATTAGCTATGAGGGTGAGGTTATTGCTGCTCAAACAGTAAAGCCGGTAAATGGTATCGGAAGTCTGGTCCTGGAATTTGCCGGCCCTGGCGAATACCGGATCAGCGCGACAGGAAACTGCACCTGCGACCCGACGGAAAAGAAGGTGATTGTCAATGGCTGAGAAGATAGTTGTGCCTAAGACAAAAAAGCACCTGGCCGCTGAGGCCGAGGCGGCCAGCAGGGCTGATAAGGAGACTAAAATAAAAGCCTTGACGGGCAAAACCAACAAGGATGTAGTGATTGCTGATGTCTATGAGCAAAACAAACTCATTTTAGAATTCCAAAACGAAATACTGAGATTATTGAAAAACAGCTAGTACCGTAAAAGTTTCAATGTTTAATGAGCAGCAGGCTCTTTTTTTGTTGCCATTTTTAAGGAGGATGAAAGAATAATGAAAAGCGCCGTATATTCAATTCAAATGGCCTTTACGGCTTTTGGGGGCTGGCTGGGCTGGGTCTTGGGTGGCTGGGACGGATTCTTGTATGCCTTAGTAACCTTTGTGGTTATCGATTATCTGACCGGCATCATGGTAGCCGTATTGGAAAAACGCCTGTCCAGCGAGGTTGGTGCCAGGGGCATTTTTAAGAAAGTGCTGATTTTTGCCCTGGTAGCGGTCGGTCACATAATCGACACCCAGGTTATATCAAACGGCAGCGCCGTCCGCACAGCAGTTATCTTCTTCTACTTATCCAACGAAGGTATCAGCATTATTGAAAACACAGCCAAGATCGGCCTGCCTATTCCAGAGAAACTAAAGCTGGTCTTAGAGCAGCTAAACAAGGAGGAAAAGAGCAATGGCTAGTTTATGCTTTGACTATGGGCATGGCGGCAGTGATCCGGGGGCAGTGTATATGGGACGGAAAGAATCTGATGATGTACTCAGTCTGGGGCGGGCAGTTGCTTCTGAGTTGAGACGCCATGGAGTAGTCATCGCTGAAACCCGAGTCTCTGATATGACTGTCAGTTTAACGCAGAGAAGCAATTTTGAAAAAAAGCAAGTCTATGATTACTTCATATCGTTTCATAGAAATGCTTTTAAGCCAGAACAAGCTGCTGGTGTTGAGATTTACACATATATAAATCCGGGGGCCAAAGCAAAGGAACTGGCAAAAAAGATGCAAAATGCGCTGGTCGGGGTTGGCTTTAGGAATCGAGGTGTGAAAGAAGCCAACTTTCATGTCTTGAGAGAAACCAAAGCCCCCGCGGTTTTAATTGAAATCGGTTTTATTGATAACAGCCAGGATAATGCTTTGTTTGACTCCAAGCGGGAGGAAATCATCAAGGCGGTTGCTGGCGCTATTCTATCCCAATTAGGCTTAGTATATATGGCACAAAGCAAGGATGGCCTAAAAGAAGCCTTGGATGTGCTAATAAGGAACGGTCTGCTTCAATCCCCTGAATACTGGCTGGAAAATGCCCGAGCAGGTAAAACCGTTGAGGGAGAATACGCCGGACTACTTATTGCACGAATAGCTGAATTTATTTCGCTTCAGTAACTTTGACTGCTATTATACCGAACCGCCCGTGGAGCAACTCGCTCTGCGGGCCTTTTTCATTTACTCAATGATTGCGATCGGCTTACGGAAGCTTTGATCAAAACAGAACAACGCCGATCAATGCCGCCGAGTGATTTTACTTGGCGATTATTTTTTCACCCCTACCTCCCTCCTCCCCTCCACCATTTTGGTACTCAAACTGCCCTTCTCTGTCCTGTGGATGGTGAGGGAATTTATTCATGCGGATTGGAGGAGCCGAAAATGACAGATACACAAAGAACGCAGATAAAGGAACTGCGCCTTGCCGGATACGGCTATAAGAAAATCGCCCAGGCGCTTTGCCTTTCGGTGGATACGGTTAAATCCTATTGCAGAAAGAACAACCTCGCAGGTGTGATGGCAGGTAAACCCTCCTCTTCTGCCGATGGAAAGACCTACTGTAAACAATGTGGCAAAGAACTGTTACAAAAACCAAATCAAAAGACCTTGCAATTTTGCAGCAATGAGTGTAGGCAGACCTGGTGGAACGCTCACCCTGAGATGGTAAACAAAAAAGCTATCTATTCCTACCGCTGCCCTCATTGCGGTAAAGCATTCACGGCTTATGGTAATTCCCACAGAAAATATTGCTCGCACCCTTGCTACATCGCAGATCGCTTTGGAGGTGAGTGCAATGAGTGAAGAAATGTTTAATGCCGAAAAGCTATACCGGGCAACAATGACAATAGCAAAATCCATGCTCACAAAAGGCCTCATCACCGCCGAAGAATACGCCATAATTGATACAAAAATGCTGGAGAAATATCGCCCAGTATTCGGCACGTTATTAGCCCACACTTCCTTGACTTTATAGCCTTTCAGAGTGATGTATTGTATCAGAAGGGAAGTGATTATATGCGAAAAGTCAGCAAATTAGAAGCCAAACTGCCACAATTGCCGGTGCGAAAAAAGGTGGCTGCTTATGCAAGAGTTTCGGAAGAAAAAGGCCGCACCCTTCATTCGATGTCGGCGCAGATCAGCTTTTACAGCTCTTATATTCAAAAACATCGTGAGTGGCAATACGCAGGCGTTTATGCAGACGAGGGCATTTCCGGCACCACCGATAATCGTGCTGAGTTTAAGAGAATGCTTGAAGATTGTGACCAAGGCAAGATCGATATTATCCTCACAAAATCCATCTCACGCTTTGCCCGTAACACAGTGGATTTACTTGAAACTGTCAGACACCTTAAAGAACTTGGAATTGAAGTCAGGTTTGAAAAGGAGCGCATCAATTCCTTGAGCGAGGACGGCGAACTCATGCTAACGCTGCTTGCGTCCTTTGCTCAGGAAGAAAGCCGCTCTACCAGTGAGAATGTGAAATGGGCAATTCGCAAGGGGTTTGAACAAGGAAAAACAAATTCTTTCTGCATATACGGCTATCGTTGGGATGGAGAGCAGTTCAATATCGTGCCGGAGGAAGCCGAGATCATACGGCTCATATACGATAATTTTCTCAAAGGTCTATCTGCAGAACAGACGGAAAAACAGCTTGATGAAATGGGTGTCAAATCTTACACTGGCGGACATTTTTCTAACACCTCGATTAGAGCCATACTGCGGCAGGAACGCTATACGGGCAATATGCTGCTTCAGAAAACCTATATTGAAAACCACATCACCCACAAGAGCAAAATTAACTACGGTGAATTACCTATGTACTATGCAGAAAACACGCACCCAGCCATTATCGGCCAGAATACCTTCGATAAAGTACAGGCCGAAATCGCACGGCGCAAAGAGTTAGGTGTTTTTGCAAATTGGTCAATTAACACCACCTGTTTTACAAGCAAGGTAAAGTGTGGAAACTGTGGTGCCAGCTACAGGCGCAGCGGTAAACGGCAACGCAAGAATTCAAGCCAAGTCTATTATGTTTGGACTTGCCAAACCAAAGACCGCAAAGGTGTAGCTGAATGCAGTGCCAAAAATATCCCAGAAAAAATTCTTCAAAGGGTCTGTACAGAGGTGATTGGTTTAGAGGAGTTTGATGAGGATGTGTTCTTGGACCAAGTTGAAAAAATCGTGGTTAATGGCGAGGATGAACTCATCTTTCATTTCCATGATGGAGAGGTCATTACTCAGCCTTGGGAATCTACTGCAAGGACTGATTGGTGGACACCCGAAGCCCGTGCAGCAAAGTCTGCCTACAATAAAAAGCATCCGCGAAGTTCAGGAACCATCACCTGCTTTTCTTGCAAAATAAGCTGTCGTAAGTGCGGTCAGAATTTGCGCAGGAACACTCACACTCGTGTGAGCGGAGAAAAAGCCCATCACTGGAGATGCCCACCACATAACGATTGCGGGCACAGCGGTTTAGAAGAAAATCTGCTAAAAACCATCTCTGCTGACGTTCTCGGCATCGATGAATTTGATGAAGCTGTATTCACAGATAAGGTTGACCGCATTACCGTAGTTTCTAACGAGGAGCTGATTTTCCACCTCAAGGACGGCAGCGAGGTCACACGGCAATGGCAGTTTAAGCGCCGACAGCCAGCGTGGTCAGAAGAACGAAAACAACGCCAAAGCAAGAAAATGACACAGGTATGGAGGGATAAACATGAGCAGAGCGAAAACAGCTAAAAATGTAACGACCATTCCTGCTACAATTAGCCGTTTCACTGCTGCTCCTATCAACGAGCAAAGAAAACGCCGCACAGCTGGATACGCACGTGTTTCCACCGACAGTGATGAGCAGTTCACCAGCTACGAAGCACAGGTCGATTATTACACCAGTTACATCAAAAGCCGTGACGATTGGGAATTTGTTGATGTCTACACCGATGAAGGTATATCGGGTACCAACACCAAAAAGCGTGAGGGCTTTAAGAGAATGGTAGAGGATGCCCTTGCCGGAAAGATTGACCTTATAGTCACCAAGTCGGTCAGCCGATTTGCCCGTAACACGGTAGACAGCCTTACAACAGTCCGCCAGCTAAAGGAAAAAGGGATCGAGATTTACTTCGAAAAAGAAAACATATGGACCCTGGACTCCAAGGGCGAGTTGCTGATCACCATAATGTCTTCGCTTGCCCAGGAGGAGAGCCGCAGTATTTCAGAAAACGTCACATGGGGACTGAATATTTCACGCCACAAAGGACACCAGTACGCTTCTTAAAACCACCGGTTCACGGGAAGAAACCACTCGTGATT